CTTGTCTTTAGGATGTCTAGCCTTTACGCTTATTCCTATGTCTGTGTGTATGTGAGTTATTATAACCCCTGTGTGTAGTTTATGTAGTTTCATCTCTTACCGTTTTCATCTACCTGTCTGCTGCGCTTGTTTGTTCTGTGGTATTGATACGTTTCTTGCCATTCAGCTAAAGGTATAAACCTAACATTCTCGTCTATTTGTTTCTTGGTCTTTTTCATATCTCCATCTTTTGCTCCCATAGTACAGGTGTCCACTCCTCAAAGGTTTCATTCCAATATACCTCTTGCATAGTTTCCCCTGTATCTCTAAAGTGTTTGTTTCCTATTTCTACTATCATATCCCCAAGTAATGTTTAGACCAAATTAAAAATGTTAGTGTCAGAATAACCACTATAAAAAGTTTTAAATCTTTCATAACCCCATCCATTTATCAGCGTGAGCGCATAGTTGGCAAAACGTGCATACTAATCCAAAAGCAGCTACGTATATTATTGTGTCAAATATAAAGTTTTCTATCTTACGTTTCATAATGTTTGTTTTAAAGGGGGATTGCTCCCCCTGTTTTTTTATGTTGTTTTTATTTCAGGTAAACCATAAGTGTTAGTGGTTATTTTTATTCCTTCAGGTAATTGGTTTTCTTCCCATCTTTCTCTAAACAATGCAGTTTCATCAAGTATTTGTCTTCCTGTTAATCCTTTGCCTTGTAAGCTTTCAATGAATTTTAATGTGTCTTTGCCTTGCTGTGTCATAATGTTTGTTTTTAATTATGATGCTAATATATAAACAATATTTTAATTAACCAAATGTTTATAAAACTAATGTATGTAGTACTTGCCAAAGTTTGGTTTACTTAATATAGAGTAGCAACTATATCTTGCCGCATCAAGTGTGTGGTTGAACAAATCTTCAGGTACGTTAGTTATTCTACCTGCTCTATCTTCTTTCCACTTGTAGCTTCTAAACTCTTTTATCATATTCTCGCTATCCTTTGTTACGTGGAGTTTATATCTTTTAAGTAGGTCTATCCCTGCTAGTACAGAATTAGCACCCTTATAAGACTTCATTACCTTGTGTCCGTATCTACGCAACTGTTCTATTATTTCAGGTCTTGCGCTATCTGCATAAGTCATACCTAATACCTCTACTCCTTTTAAGTATTGGTGTATGTCCTCTGTTGTCATCTTTGACCTGTATAGAAGTTCTTTAAAGTATAGGTTGTGGTCTTTCTTGTATGTCGCAACAAGTGTAGTAGGGTCATTAAATCCAAAGTCCATCCCATAAGCCACAAGCTGTGCATCATCAGGTATGCTATCAATCTCTGTGTATTTAAATATAGTTGCTTTAGATATTGCTCTTTACCCAAGTCCATATATACGCCAATAGTTTTCGTCAGTGTCTTTTAGTAGTTCTATCTCGCTCCTTATGCTATCGTCTATAAATGGATTGTCTAGGTAGGTAGTGTTGTATATTTCTACGTCATCTCTTGGCTCTAGTCTTTCCCATATCCAATGGTACTCATCAGAAGGGTTAAGGTCTCCTATAATCTTTCCTGTTGTTCTAAATGCTAACTGTTGGAATGCTTCTCTATCAAGTTCATTCATCTCATTACAGAACAGCAAATCCCTTTTACGTCCTCTTACTTTCTGACTTTGGTCTAGGCTAATAAACTCTATAAGGTTGCTGTCTAGCTTATACTCGTGGTTTGACTTGTTGTGCTTCTCATCATCATACAAATCCATATTTTTGAGTATCTCTATAAAGTCTCGCATCACAGTACCCCTTAATGCAGGGAATGTCTTACGACATATAGTTATAATCTTGTTCTCGTTGTGTTGGCAGTAGTGTAGAATAATCCACAGCAGTATGTTGTATGTCTTACCGCTTCTTGTTCCGCCTACTTCTAATGTTATCTTCCTATTAGAGTTGGTTAGGTGGTTATATACTTTATTTACTTGTATTGTGGTCAATCACTTCTACCTTAAAACTCTTTTGTTTTGTGTCGTGCTTTATCTCACGCTT